CAGCCGCCGAGTAATAGGGCGGCCATACACGAAGAACTCTTTAACATTGCCTATTATGGTAATGGATTCAATCACAACGAACTCTACAATATGCCAGTTCCTTTAAGAAGATTTTATGCTCAACAATTAATCAAAGCAAAAGAAACCGAAAAGAAAACCTACGAAGAAATAAATAAGAACAAAAGATTCAAGAAATCTTAAAACTTGATATTTATTATTGAATAGGAGTAATTTAAATGGCAAAAAAATATAAATACACAGAAGAAAAAGTATTAAATGAATTCATAGGTGCACTATTAACAAATTTGATATCTAATAGAAAGTCAAAAACAATACAAAGTCTATTGAAAAATGACCCGATAATTCGTAGATACGATTCTGAGATAAAAACTATCACAGATAAGATGAGGCGTGATGTCGAGAAAGCAAGAAAAACGGATAAAACTCTTGACGCAACAATGAAAAGAATTGAAAAGAAAAGAGCTTTAGCCCTAAAATAGTCTTATTCATTATAATCAGTTACACAAGTTAAACTAAATACACACTAAAATATGGCGAAAAAGAAAAAACAAGAAAGATTCTTTTCATCCAGAGCGAGACAAAGAAAAGAGTTTGATAAAGAAATTGACGCATTTTCAGATGTAGAAAGTCTTTATCAGAATATGCTTTCCATTATGAAGGAAATGGGAAAGTCCGGTCAAAAAAGATTAAACCAACTTAAAGAAGAAGGTAATCTATACAAAAAGACAAAAGACCTTGCAAACGAAGTATTTAATAAAAATTTCCAAAGACAAGATTTAGAAGATAAAATTCTTGAAGCCATAACAAAAGGTAATCACGAGGAAGCCGAAAGATTAAAAGTAGCAGACCTTATAAATGGTAGATACGAAAGACAAAACCAATTAGTCAATAAACAAGTATCACTCGCCGGAGACCTTGGTAGAAAAATAGAAGGGATATTTAGTAAAATACCTGGCGGTGGACTTCTTGCAGCTATGTTAGGTGTAGAGGGTTTAGGTGATAATATAGAAAAGGAAATAAGATTTAAAATAGCTGAAGGTGGTGGTTTAAAAGGAGCTTTACAACAAGAGGGTTTCGGTGGTCTTATTGGTCAATCACTTGGTAAAGCTGGACAAGGAACAGCAAAGGAATTTGAACAATTTGAAGGTCAGAGTATCCTTGGAAAACTGGGTATACTCGGTGAGAAGAAAGGTAATATAAATGCATTTTTAAGAAGTTTAACTGGTATGCAATTATTTGGTGGACTTGCAACAATCGGTGGTCTTATTGGAGCAGCAGCGTTAGCAACGAGAAATATAAGAGCCGGTCTGGAAAAAGGTTTAGGGTTTAGTGGAACGGGCAGACCAGTTATGCAAAGATTGTTCTTCGGAGAAACAGCTGACGCATTTGAAAATGAATTCGGTAAAGTTGATTCACTATCAGCAGGTCTTGGAATTCGTATGGCAATTATGTCGAGAACTATGGGTTTATCAGTAGAGAATGCTGCAGCATTAACAAAAGAATTAGTTATATCAAGTGATTTAACACAAGAACAATCTCTTGATGTATTGGAAACCGTACAAGGTTTGGCAAAAGCTTCAGGTGTTGCACCAAAAGCAATCTTTGAAGATATGGCTCAGAACTCAGACTTGTTTGCACAATTTGCACAAGACGGAGCAGGTGGATTAGCCGAAGCAGCAATCAAAGCCAAAACACTTGGATTAAATTTATCAGCAGTGAGTGCAGTTGCTAAATCATTATTAGATTTTGAAACATCAATAAGTAATGAATTTGAAGCACAAGTCTTAACTGGTAAAATGATTAATCTGGATAGGGCTCGTGGGTTAGCACTACAAGGTAAAGCATCAGAATTATTAGATGAAATCGTTAAACAAGTTGGTGGAGAAGCAGAACTTCGTTCAATGAACATATTACAAATGGAATCATTAGCAGGAGCAGTCGGACTATCAGTCAATCAATTACAACGAGTAGTTCAAGGTAATGAAGCAAGTTTAAAAAATCCAGTGGTGTCTAAACTTGATGAAACCAATGAAATTCTAAAAGCACAATTAGACACAGAACAAAGACAATTGTTAGGTCAACAAAAGCAAGACACAATGGTAACTTACGGATAATATAGTGGCAAAAGAAAAATCAAATTTAATAAAATTAACGTCTAATCTGACAAGTTTTGATTACTCGGATGTTGGTGATTACAATAAAAACGGAACACCACACCCGATTGCAGATGTAGAAGCTCAATACGACAAATTAGATGTAGATGAAGGACAACTTATCAAAAGAGATATTGGTGAAAGATACATTGGAAGTAATGTTGACGCAGGATTTGTTCGTGGTGGCATAGCTACCAAAGTTCAAAGACAAGTAGAAGACCAAGAAAGAATAGGAAAGTTTTTAACCACACCAAAGGGTGCATTGTTTGTTTTAAAACAAGGAATTCTACAAAATCAAAACGCAGATAGAGAAACTAATATTTATAATCCATTAAGTTTAAACACAAGTTTAATAGATACTTTACCCACAAGGCCACAACGACACATTAATGAAGTAACAAGTCCATTTAGTAGTTTAGGAAACTTTTTTAGATTTTTATCAGGAACCAATACTTCTGAACAAGGTAGAAAAAATGGAAATTCTATTAGTAACAATAGAAATGTAAATAATTTAAAACCAGATGTTGATTCATTTGGTGGCAAGGTAAAAAGGCCAAGAACTATACCTGAAGGAAATTTTGGTATTGAAATTAAAACTGACAACGAGATTGATGTAAGTGGTCCTAA